AAGAAAAAACAAATCCTGCTTTAAAAGATGAAAATCTTATTTCATCTGAAAAAGCTAAATTCTCAGTTGTTAAAGCACTTGCTTATACAATGTCTGCTTTAGGAGTGTACTTTATAGAGAAAATTTTCTTTATTAAAACTTTCAGAATTGATTCTGTTAGTGAAAAGGATCTTACAATCACTCTGATCTGGGTAGGGTTTTGTTGTGCTATTGAATTTTATTCTATATTCTTTGAAAATTTTAAAAGAATGGGATTTGACTTAGCTAAAAAAATGACCAATGTTGGTAAAAAAATAAAATCATTAATATAATTATCATGGAAAAAGAATTAATTGAAGCTGCACTTAGAAAAGTTGCACAAAAGTACACAGATAGTCCTGCTACAACTAATGCAGGAGTTGTTTTAAGAACAATTGTTAAGTTTTTACCTGTTAGCCTTATTGTAAAATTATTTGCTGCTAAATTGAGTAAATAATGTCTATTCAGAGTTGTCCTCCTTTTAGTGCTTGTTTTTGTGAACAACATCCTAATGTTAAACAATGTCAAACAGCTACACTAAATATAGATTCTAATGCATATTTTTTAATAATTATTGCAATTATTCTAGGATTTTTTTGTATGAAAAAATACAATAAATCAAAAATTTAAGTTATATTTGCTAATTAACTATTAAAACTAACAAAATGTCAGAAAATGCAAATGTTTACGATGTAAACAAAAAGTACACTTGGGGTCCTGAAGATACATTTCAATTATCTGGAAGAGATTTTGGTCTTGTATTAAATGCTTTAAGAAGTGTTTTAAATACACCAGAAGCTGCTCAGATTATATTAGCTAATGAAGCTAATAAGTCAATTGAAGAAGTTATGGCTAGAGCTGTTTCTTTAGGAGTTGCTAAAGAAGCTACAGAGTAACACCATTAGGTTGTTGGGAGACGAATAACAACCATTTTTCTAAACAAAAGCTCTTCTCTATGAGAATATATGAACCAAAAAACAGAATAGATGTTATAACACCCAAGGGAGATGGGGTTGTGTGGTTAGTGACAGATTATGGTCATGAAACAGACACCATCTATACAATTATTATTAATCAATCAGGTGAGATGTGGCAATACACTCACAAAGATATTATTGTTAAACCTAATATAACATTTAAACGCAATGGCAACAATTAAAAAAGGCTTAAAAAAAGCACAAAATGGTACAACTACTACTAAAACTACAATAAGACCAGGTGCTACAAAAGATAGTACAGATTTTTTTATAAAAAAATCAGAAAAGTTTTCTGATATGGGTTTGAAACAAGCTAATGTTAAAGATTTTGATGGTTGGCGTAAGTATAGTAAAATTGGTAGACAAGCAATTGATGATATGATTAGACAAAATCATAAAGCAGAAAAAGGATATGATAAAAATGGTTATCCTTTAAAAAATAAAAAGAAAATGAAAAATGGTGGAAGTCTAACATCACTTAAAGCATCAAACAAAAGAGTTGGACCTGTTGATCCTAAAGGAGCATTTACAAAGGTTCAAAAGAAAACTTTAGCTGGTGCTAAAGGAAAAGCTTCTCTAACTAAAGATAAGCAACTAGGAGCTACAAAAATGGCTAAATCTGGTGCTAAAGTTTCTAAAAAGAAATAATAATGGCTACAATTAAGAAAGCACAGAATGGTACAAAAACAAAAGATAGTACAGCTTATTATTCTAATAAAGCTCGTCTTTTTGAATTAGAAGGAGCACTGTCAAATACTCCATCAAAAATACTTAGAAATTTTAATGCCGCTGATAAAGCTAAAAAAGATCAATCAAGACAAAAATATAAAGGAAAACCTGGTTATGATGCTAATGGATTCCCTAAAAAGAAAAATGGTGGTCCTATAGCAAAAGCTCAAAATGGAATAGTAGCTAAAGATAAAACTTCTGTAAATAAATCAAAATTAAAAGGATTTATTAAAAAATCTCCCACTTATAAATATGCTGATGCTGTTACAACTCCTACTAAAAAGGATAGTGCAGAGTATAAAAAAGGTTTTGATTACGGAAAAAATAAACCTAAAAACACTTTACAAGGAATTTTTGAAAGTCCTGCATGGAGTGTTGGAAACTTAGAAGGAAGAAATGATAAACGTCCTCTTAAAAAAGTTTCATTAAAAAAAGGTGGAACTGTAAAAGCCAAAGATGGTAAATGGATCCAAAAAGCAATAAATCCTGCTCATAAAGGATATTGCACACCCCAAACTAAAGCAACTTGTACTCCTAAACGTAAAGCTCTTGCTCAAACATTGCGTAAAATATCTAAGAAAAAAAAATAATGGCTGCAATAACTAAAGTACCTAATGGTCCTTTAATTAAAAAGGATGGTACATCATTAAAAAATGGTGGCTTGATTAAGCGAGCTGATGGTTCTTATTCAAAACGTGGATTGTGGGATAACATTAGAGCTAATAAAGGATCTGGTAAAAAACCTACAGCTCAAATGTTAGAGCAAGAACGTAAAATTAAGAAAGCTAAGAATGGTGCTAAAACACCTGCTTGGCAAAGATCTGAAGGAAAAAATCCTGCTGGTGGTCTTAATGCTAAAGGAGTTGCAAGTTATAGACGTGCTAATCCTGGAAGTAAATTAAAAACAGCTGTTACAACTAAACCTTCTAAACTTAAACCTGGAAGTAAAGCTGCAAATAGACGTAAATCATTTTGTTCAAGAATGTCTGGTATGAAGAAAAAACTTACTAGTGCTAAAACAGCAAATGATCCTAATTCAAGAATAAACAAAAGTTTACGTAAGTGGAACTGTTAATCATTTAAAAAAAAAATCATGTTACAACCAAATCCTATTAAAAAAATTGCTAAAAAAGCAGTTAAAAAGAATGTACCTAAAAAAGTTTCTATAGATAGAACTAAGCAAAATCCTGCAGATGAATATCCTAATTTAAAAGATAAAACAGGATTCCCAATAATGGGAGGAGGAGAAGGAAGAAGAGCTCCATTTAAAAAAGGTGGTGTTATTAAAAAAGCTAAAAATGGTAAATCATTTCCAGATCTTAATAAAGATGGAAAAGTTACTAAAAAAGATGTACTAATTGGTAAAGGTGTTTTACCTAAAACAGCTAAAAAAGGTACTACAGTTAAGAAAGCTAAAGTAGGTGCTTCTATGAAGAAATGTCGTTATGGCTGTAAATAATATGACATCTGGAAAAGCTAAGAAATCAGGAACTCCTAAGAAAGCTCCTAAAGTTGCAATCCCTAGCAAAAAAAATCCTATGTGGATGAAAGAATCTGACAGCAAATTGCAAAGAAAAAGTCCAATGTTACCAATGAAACAAAAAAGACTTAGTAAATAAAAAAAGCCCTTCTATAACTAGAGGGGCTTTTTGTTTATTCAGGTAATTGACTATAGTAATCATTATTGAAATGAGGGTTTAAAATCATTTCACCTTTTTCTTGTTTTAAAACTTTATCAGCTTCTTTAAGAATGGCTTCATTAGTTTGTTTTCCCATTCCTGATATATGGAGAGTATTCATACCCCATCTATAAATCATTGTTGGTTTTTGTATTGTAAATATATCTGCATTATGATTAAAAGTTATATCAGCATCTTCATCCCCAGATTTATCTGGCCATTTGATTCTGCTTAAATATGCTTTAGAATACACATTCCCATTATTGATATTATCTGAAATTTTTACAAACTTATTATTCTCATAAAAATAGTGTGAAGAGCTTCTATAAATCTCATGATAAGTGACAACAGGTGTATTTGGATGAATAGCATCAGAGACTAATTTTAATGCATTAGGAGCGAGTAAATCATCATCATCCAATCTGTATATAAACTCATTCTTACATTGTCTATATCCAAATTCAAGTTTAGCTGCTATAGAAGGAAATCTTTCTTTATGATTTATAATTTTAACCCCAAAGTGATTACAAACATAATCAACTTCAGGGTTATCATTAATTATTACCATTTCAGCTCCAGAGATAGGATTTTGTTCTAAAAAAGATTGAATAGCTTCTTCAAGCAAATGTGCTCTTTTATAAGTTATGGTAAGTACTGAAATCATTACCACTTATAGATTACATCAAAAGGGCTAACAAGCATAACTTGTTCTTCATCTGTTAATGAAATTAAAGGAGCTTTTTGTAAAGAAGCAGGATCTACTAAAATTACATCACCTTTTTTAAGGTTTTGAATAGTGTCACCAACACTATGAATTACAAGTTTTGATAACTTTTTAAGCATTTCTTTTTCTAATGCTTCTTTTGTATTTTCATCTACAATTAATTTGCTTTCTTCTTTCTTAGGCATTTCTAAGAAAATTCTGTTTCCTAATAGTGTTCCCATTATCCTTCAATATTTAATAAGTTAAAAAATCTTGCTCCATCTTCTTTTGATAATACAATTTCTGATTGAACAGTTTGTCTTACAGTTTTGTATCCTTTCATTTTGTTTGTTCTGATATCAATGTCTGGTTCTTGTGTAACTCTTTCATTAAAATCATCTAAAATAACAATTACAGACCCATCAGTGTCTGTAACACTTCTAATAACTTTGTTAACATTTAAAGAGTCTCTAAACTCTTTGTCTTCCACTGTACGTGTGTAAAAAAATTGATTCATATTTATTGGTTTAAATTATAATTATTTAAAATTTCTTCATATTTTTCTTTAGTAATAACTCCTGACATTCTTCCTATTTCTTTTCCTTGACTTAAAAACACTAATAAAGGAATATTTCTAACACCATATTGTGCAGATAATTCCATGTTCTCATTAACATCAATGTTTTTAATACCTTCTACACCTTCTAAATTCTTAGCTAAAACTTTACATGGTCCACACCATGTAGCACTAAATTTTAATACTTCTATACTCATTACTTATTTTCTTTAAAGATTTTTTCCCATTTTTCTTTTGTATTAACAGGATTGTTTACATAAGCATTTAATTCTGTCATACCTTCTGCAATAGTTGTAAATGGAATAGTTTTACATCCCACTTTAATTAGGCATCCTACAGATAAAAATTCAATTTGAATTGGATATTCTCTTAACAATTCTGCTCTTGTAGGTTTCCAGTAAATATCTAAATTTGTTGTTGCTTTTTCTTCCATGTTTTAAAATTTATTATATTCAAAGTCTAATATTTTTCCAACAATATCAGATCTATGATTTGATTTAAGTTTGATCCATTTGATTTCTTCAATCTTCTTAGATAGTTCAATTACATAAGATAATCCATTATACTCATCTCTAATATCCTTCTGTTCGTTATCTCCGTTGATGATAATTTTACCAGTCTTTCCTAGTCTAGTCAAGATAGCTAACATCTCTGCTTTAGTAAGGTTTTGAGCTTCTTCAACAACAAGAACATCATCTACTGTCTTACCTCTAATAAACTGTACAGGAAGAGCTTTTATTTTTTCGCTTTTTACAAGATCTAAAATTTTAGTTTTATCGTAACATTTAATTAAGTTTTCTTGAAAAGCTTCTAAATAAGGATCAAACTTTTCTTTCATATCACCAGGAAGAAATCCTAAAGAAGATCCCACTTCTACAGCAGCTCGTGTAACTAATATATGATCATGCTCTACCAGTAACAATAACAATCTGATTGTCTATTATTAATTGTTTGGCTTCTTTCTGTTCTTCATTTAGTGTAACCTGATATTTAATATCAGATTTCCTAACTCTATTGGGTTCTTTCATGATTTAAAAGTTCTTTTATGTTACCATTTGTTTTGTGTAAAGCATCTAATAAAGTTTTAATATCTTCACTACTGTAAACACCATCTACTTTTTCATTATTCCAATAAGCTGTATAATGCTCTCTTGGAATAGCAGACCAAATTCCTTTAAAAGAATTAAAATGAAAAATCCAATTATGCAAATAATCAGTTTTAATATCCATATTTGATTTTTAATTGTTCACGTCTTTTATTTACTTCTTCATATTTATACATATCATTTTCAACATTAGAATGTTCTTCTAATGACAATAGTACAATATTTTCTTCATCTAGACAAGCATCGGGATACTTTTCTTTAGGCAATATGTGGTGGAAATAGGTAGACATTGGTTCTTTTCCTAAATAAATTCCACTCACTTCTGATTTATGTGGTCGCTTCTTCCATATATCCAAAAACACTTTTAACATTTCTAAACGTTTCTCAGGAGATTTGTCAGGTTTATTTACAATATTTGTCTTTTTAGAAGAAAAACCCTTACCAGATGATAAGGGTTTTCTAGATTTATGTTGAAAACAGTATTCTGAATCAGCATTTTTACCACATGTCTTACACTTCATTAGTAGTTGTTCTGTTTTTAGGCTCAAAAACTAAATTACTTCCTTCTAAAATTTCTCTTTCAATTACAAGATTTCTATTAAGAGCTTGTTCTTCTGTAAACTTTTCAGGATAACGAGCTTCTAGTTTAGCAATGTTTGTGTCTAAAATATCTCTAAGATCCCAACCATGCATATTACAAAGATTTGCAATATACCACATAGCATCTCCTAGTTCTTCTTTGATGTTTACATAGTCAATAAGTTTTTTGTATGCAATATTCTTTTTATAAACATCAGCAATCTCTGCCACTTCTGTTTGCATTCCCAAAACCATGTGCAGATCATCTAAAATGTTTCCATCTATTTTTGCTAGTGTTCTAGCTGCTTTTATTTGATAAGTGTTAATTTCCATTTTTTAAATTTATTTTATCTTTAATACTTGCTTCACATAATATAAGATAGTTGATAAGGTCTCCTATCTTTTCATCTACAACTTCTTCTTTAGGAAGATTGCCTTTTTCTATATCATTAAGAATATCCATAAAAGATACATAATGTTTAAGTGCAAATCCCCACAAAGCTTTTTCTCTTGTAGTGTTACCTAGTGTAGCAGCTACATTGAAGTTATGAAGGGGATCATTTCCCCTTCTATACTCCTTACCTTTTTCAATTAAAGTTTGTACAATTTTATGTACACGTTCTTGTACTAAAATATCAAAATCTTGTTCTGTCATAATTATTTTAATTAAAGATCAAATGCTTCATCAGCACTCATACGAGGTAATACAACTTCAACATCCATAACTTCTATATCTTCTACAGAAGTTTCATTAATTTTGTTAATAATCTTTTCTTTTAACTCGTCATAGAATTTTTGATCATTTTCTACTAACTTTTTAAATTCATCAAGATCATACTTAACACCATCAATAGTCATAGTTTTACCATATTTACGACCAATTTCAAACTCATTGATAAGCTCCATCATTTCTGCAAGTTTATCAATTCCTTTACCATAAACAATTTCAAACTGTGATAATCTATATGGAGGAGATAGTTTGTTTTTAGTAGCTTTTAGTTTAGTAATATTACCATAAGTTACATCACCATCTTTTGCTAAAGTTCTAGAAACCTCTACACGCACATCACTATAGTATTTAAGAGCATGACCACCTTGAGTTGTTGTTGGGTTACCAAACATAACACCAATCTTTTCTCTATATTGAGAAATAACAATAACACACACATTATGTTCTGATAGAGCTCCTTTTAACTTTGGATAAGCATTACTATTCAATAAAGCTTTTCTACCTATTGTAGAGTCTCCTACATCACCATCAAGCATCTTCTTTGGAATTAATGAACTGTCAGAATCTATAATAACAAGATCAATGTCACCAGTGTTAATCATTTCCATAGCAATGTTAAAACCTTCTTCACCACATGATGGTTGAGCAATTAACATTTTAGTAGTGTCAACACCTAACTTTTGGAAATACACTCTATCTACAGCATGCTCGCCATCTATATATAGAACAGTTCCACCTTTCTTTTGACACTCTGCAGCAACATGGCCACAAATTGTAGATTTACCTGTACCTTCCCATCCCATTAATTCATAAAGTTTACCTTTAACAAAACCTCCTACACCTAAAGTGACGTGATCAAAACCAATAGATCCTGTACTAATGATATCATAATCACCACCAGTTTTAGCATCTAATGCTAATACAGATCCTTTACCATAAGCTTTGTTCAATTTTTCCATTGCTTCTTCCATTTTGCTCTTTCCTTCTGAGCTTGTTTGCTTCTTTGCCATAATTTTTGTTTTTAATTGTTAATTGAATCTGTTCCTTGCTAATGTATTTTAGGTAAAAAAAGCCCCTGATTTCTCAGAGGCTAATTTTCAATTTAAAACAAAAAACAAGAAAACAAATTATTTTTTTAATTCTGTATTACCTTCCTCTTGAGGAGGATCATAAGGACAATGTCTACATTTATTACCACAACATACACCTTTTTTACGCAGATATTTTTCAGTAAAGATTATTCTACCATCTTCCAGGTAGTAATCTTCAAACTGTATAAAATCATTTTCTGCCATTA